GCAGCGATCGCGTGCCTACTCGGCCCGATCCTATCTGCTAACGTCATCGAAAACTCCTCCATGTTCGCAGAGAGCGGAGACTATGACGAATTCACCCGCCGATCCACGACTCAAGTCGTGGCAGAGCGGGAGCGGAGGAACCGAAGCCTTTTGAAGGCCCGGAACGTCAAGATGACCCCTGATGCACTCGAACAGTTTGACATCACCTACCGTCCAACCATCAGTGAGGAGTTGCCCCGTGCACCTCGTCTGAACCTGGTTCAAATCGACGCCATCGAAAACTCCGCGAAACGCGAGGTCTTTGGTAAAATCGAGACGGTCCGTCAATTGCTCGCCGACGTGATTGAGCCCTCGTTGCTCATCAACCACGTCACGTGCATTCCGGAAGCCTGCAAGTACAGAATCATCACGGCTGGCAACGCCATCGTGAATGCCTCGCTTGCAACCCTCCATGGTCACCTCCAGAAGTGCTGGGCGGCCACTCCATACTACACTGGTCCCAATTGGGAACAACGTGTGTTAGAATGGGGTCCCGTCTCTGGCCTTGATGGACAGCCGTTTGTTTGGAACTCCGTAGATTACAAGAGTGCCACGGACGACCTGACCAGCTGGTCGACACTCGCAGCGTCGGAAGCCGTCCTCGAACACTTGACTGAGTTCCTACCCGAAGGTTTCAAAACCTTCCTGGGTGGTGCTATCATCATGTACCCAAAGGACAAAGCCACCGAGTATGCTTTCAAATGGACCAAGGATCCCACCGGACGAGATGTCCCTCCCCTTCTTCAGGAGAGCATTCAGCAGACCAATGGTCAGCTGATGGGTCACATCCTTTCATTTCCGTTGCTCTGTATGATCAACCTAACCACACTTAAGCTCGCCGTCAGGCAGGCCGTAGTAGAAGGTTTGATGTCACAGGAAGACGCCGACAAAATCATGAGTCGGGTACTTATCAACGGAGATGACCTCCTTTTCGCTTCGCCACCATGGTTTGTTGCGTATTGGGAGAAGGTCGCGAAGAGCCTTGGCCTGACCACAACGGTCGGGAAGAGTTTCTCCTCGCCAACATTTGCAATGGTGAACAACGTTTTCTACAGCATGGTCTCAGACCCTCTGAAGTGGAAGACGGGAAAGCGTAACCAAATCGTCGGTTATCTCAACCAGGCCATTCTCTACGGTAAAAACCGTGGATTACGGCTAGAAGAGCTATCACCCGACGACTTGGAAGCGACATCTCCACCAAGCAACTATCTCGGTCGGACCTTCCGCGAAATGGCTGAAAGGCTTGAACCTGGCCTAGCCTCCGAGTATCTCGACGGTTTCCTCCGGGCATCGCCCTGGCCGGACCGTCTTGGTTCGCGCGTCGTCGTTCCCCATCCCTGCATTGCAGTCTCTGCAGGCGGTCTGGGTCTCACTAAGGAACAGGTACCTGAAAGATGGACCCGAGCCAAAAGTGTGAGCGACGTTCACCGCGCACTTGCTGGTGCTTCAATCACAGGACGCTCATCGTCGCTTTACGCGAAGGATAAGGTACCTAGAGACACATCAGCGCGTGGTGAAATCCTACGCAACCTACCCAAGCCATGGCCCGTCATTGACGGTCTACCTGATGGCTCGCCTCTCCACAAGTCGTTCCTTACGACCCAACGTCTCACGTCCGATGAGCTCCTCATCCACTGTACTTGTGCAGGGATAGGCCCATTTGACCCAGAGACCGGTGAGTGCCCTATGGGTGGTACGCGTTGCGATACCAAGTTAGCGAACCTGCGAAACGACATCAACCTGCGCGCACCCAAAGGGTCTGCGGGCGAGAAGACGTTCAAGAGCTGGAAACAAGCATGCGTCGGCACAGCGAAGCTGGAGGCCGAGACCGTGCTAATCCGCCGGCTCGAGAAAGAGTCCGTGAGAAAGATGTTGGAGATTGTTCCATTGACGGCAGACGATTGTCTTGCTCTCAGTGTCACTCACCTCTATCCATCACTTCCACGCCGAATGCCAAATGCCCGTGTTTCCTACATAGGATCGGGTGTTTCCCTTAGCCAAGTCACCAGTGAAATCTTTCCTGGCACGACCCGGTTTGAGGCCTACGCGCAATCGCTTCTCGTCCCCAATGCAATTGCATT